CAGAGTTGGAATGGCCGACCGCCTCTTAGCGGCCGATTCTTCCACCTTTCGTTCCTCATTCGGATCGTTTGGCAGTCACTTTTTAGGACTGCCATCTATAACGGTCGAAAACTCGGACCAGAGCTTTGTGCCTGCTCCGAGTGGATTAACTGTGTTAACGCAACGTGCTCTTGCGAGTATGTTGCCCACAATTAAGTCTGACATGTCGTTGATCAACTCAATTATTGAGTTGAAAGACTTCAAGTCTTTCCCCGAAACGCTTCGGCTACTCACCCATCAATGGTATTACGATCTTCCTGCTATGATTAAAAACCTTAGCAAGACGTCCGTGTTCCATAGGGTCGATAATTCCCTTATCAACTTGATACATCACCGGTTAAACCGGAATGTTCTCAAGAAGATTCGCAAGACGTTTAATCGTCTTGAAGGGAAGACATTAGCCGAATTATTCCGTGCACCGGCTGACGGTTATCTTCAGTTGAAGTTTAACATTCAGCCTTTGCTTAAAGACCTGACCAGCATTTATAACGCTGTGTCTGGACTTGAGAAGACCCTTCGGGGCCTTCTCAACCATCAGGGCAGGCGCCAAACCAAGCATTTTACTTGGAAGTGGCTCCCCGCTGAGTTCTCGGGTCCTAATCAGACCCTCAATTATTCGCTCAACTTGGGTCAATTCGCCGGGTCAACAAACCCGCCTGGATTTACCGGTTGTACGAATAGTTATCGTCGTTCTTTACGAATGACGAGAGAAGTTATAGTGAGTACACCTGCTACATTCCATGCTGAGATTGAGTACAGCTATATGCTGTCTTCATACCAGGTTGAGCATGCTCAACTATTGACGTTGTTGGATAGTATGGGGGTTAACCTTAACCCTGCTATTATCTGGAACGCCATTCCGTGGTCCTTCATTGTTGACTGGTTTCTCGGCGTAAGCCGATGGCTAGGCGACAGGAAGGTTCTCAATATGGAACCGAGGGTCGGCATATCAAGGTACATGTGGAGTTGGAAATATTCCCGTCGAATTCGTACTAGTTTTGATTCTAATACGGTCGATGGTATGTCTCCAGTCCTCCCCAAAACCTATTTGCCGGATCTTTATGAAGAGGCGTATCGCCGCGACATAAGGATGCCGACACGTAGTGACTCCTTTTTTGGGAGTGGTTTCAGCTCAGATGAGCTGACGCTTGGAGCTGCCCTAGTTTTTGCTAGACGCAGGCACCAAAACACCCGAATGCGTGGTTAATGCATTTGAGAGACGATGAACTCTTTAAGTTTCATCACAGAAAACAAACTGTATGCCTATTCCGACAAACCTCACAACTAACGAAGTAAAAGACTCAGTTGGCACGGAAGTTGAATTTAATCAACTTTCGGTCACTGGTCGTAGCCGGTCGTTCCTTAAAGTGAACGAATCTCCCGGTTTACCCCATCGCATTACGATCTCTCACCAAGAGGTTGGTAATGGTACAAGCAAACGCCGACGGTCCGTCGTGAGAGTTGATCTCTCAGTGACGGGTGCCATTGACGTGACCAAAGTCGAAAAGATTAGTATGTATATCGTCGCTGATATTCCCATTGGGAACCTCACGGCGGTTACAAACGCTCAAGTCGCTTTGGCGAATTTGTTGTCGTTTTGCGCCTCTCAAGGCGCGTCGACAACAATATTGTACGATTGTTCGGG